AACAAACACCAGCTAGAGCAGGTAAGTTAGCTGGAAAAATGAGGAGTGCAAAGTCATAATGTGGTTAAGTATAGCATCTAAATTAGTTCCAGGTATGATTAAAACTGGTATGTCTATTGCTTCCAATAGAAGAAAGACTAAAGAATTAGAGTCAGTAGCTGAATTAAAATTGGCTGAACGCATGGCAAATGGTGAGGTAGAATTTAAAAAAGCTGTTATTGATTCACATAGAAATGATTGGAAAGACGAATTTTGTTTGGTGCTGATCTCAATTCCTCTGCTTTTATTAGCTTGGTCTGTGTTTAGTGATGATCCAGATATACAAGCAAAGATAGATATATTTTTTGACAAGTTTGCAAATCTTCCAATGTTTTATCAAGCTCTTGTAGTCGGTGCATTTTCTACAATTCTAGGTATCAAAGGTGTTTCTACTTTTAAAAAAAAATAATGTCTGATAATATAGATTTAATAAACGAATATAAAGATCAGGTTCGTATTCTGAAACAAGAGGTTGCAGAATTACAGGATGCTGGTAAATCTAAAGATTCAGCAAACAAAAGATGTTTGCAAAAATTAGAACATTTAACCAAAGACCTTGAAGATGCTAATGATAAGATCAAAAAGTTGGAGGATAAAAAGGATGATAAATGAAAATAATGCTAACAATAGTTATGTGCAGTACCATAGCCAACACTTGTTTAGACCCACATACTTTTCCAAAAGTATATGATAGTTATTATGATTGTTTATTAGATGGTTACCAAAAATCATTAGATAAAACTAAAGAAATAGGCAGACAAGAAACAAATCAATTTCAAATATATTCAAAGTTTGGTTGTCAGGAAGTAGTAGTACCTCCACCTAAACCAAAAGTAAAAGCATGATTTATTGTGTGGTATGGAAACAAGATGATAAATATAAGATGTTCACTAATACAATCTTTCAATCTGAAGATAAAGCTATTGAATTTGCAGACAAACAAAAGTCCATGCGTAAAAAACATGATTGCAGAGTTGTAGAATTTGATTATAAATACTTTGATGGAGTTGATAAAATAGATTAATGGCAATAGATAAATCAAAAATGAAATGTAATTCACCTAGACGACAAGTACAAGGTGGTAAAAAATTTGTAGTCAAAGCCTGTAAAGGTGGGAAAGAAAAGATTATTAGATATGGTGATGCTAATATGACTATTAAAAAATCTAATCCTGCTAGAAGAAAATCATTTAGAGCAAGACACAAGTGTGCTACTGCAAAGGATGTATTTAGTGCTAGATATTGGTCTTGCAAAAAATGGTAAGGTCAATTATAAAATTAATAGTGAGAGCTAGAATGCTATATGCTGATATAAGGGGTCATCATGGTAAAAGATGGAATTATGAACCTGGAGATTGGTATATGGGTCGTAAAAATAAAAGGAGATAACTATGTATATGAAGAAAAAAAAAGATAAAAAGAAAAAGAAGAAGAAAAGCAAAAAAATGAAAAACAAATATTAATTATCAGGAGTATCTACTAGTTAGATGGGAATGTTGGAGGGTTAAAAAATTATGCCATTTAGTAAATATAGTGCAAAGCAAAAAAAATTAGCAAGAGTTGCACCACCTAGAAATAAAATTACAGGTGCAGATTTTAAAGCTATGAAAAAAAGAAAAAAGAAAAAGAAAAAAGTATGATGAAAAAATCTGTAAAAGCACCTAAAGGATTTCATTGGATGAAAAAAGGTAGTTCATATAAACTTATGAAAGGTGCATACAAGCCACACAAAGGTGCTGTCAAGACAGCTAAATTTATGGTACAAAAAAGACATAGTGCATGAAGCAACATATCTTAAAAGCATTAGAGAAAAGATATGAAGCTCAAATTTGTGAAGCTGAAGCAACAATAAAAATATATTTTAACAATAGTGTTGGTATTGGAGAACACCCACAACACATAGATGAAGTAGATAAGTTAGTAGAAAAGATTGCAACTGCTGAAGAAAAATTAAAAATTGTAAAGGAGTTAGATAATGGCTAAATTATGTGCTGCTGGTAAAGCTGCAGCGAAGCGAAAATTTAAAGTATATCCATCTGCTTATGCAAATATGTGGGCAAGTAAGTATTGCAAAGGTAAAGTTGGTAAAAAGAAAACTAAAAGAAAAAGATGAGTTTAAGAAAGTGGACATCAGAAAAATGGGTGGACATTGCCAATCGTAAAAAAGGTGGTGGCTTTCCTCCATGTGGTAGATCAAAAGGAGAGAAAAGAAAAAATTATCCAAAGTGTGTACCACTAGCAAAAGCTAGATCAATGTCTGCAAGTCAAAGAGCCTCTGCTGTTTCAAGAAAAAAGAAAGCTGAAAGAAAATCCAGAAAAGGCAAAAGACCTAACTATGCCAAAACATAAGAAAGTCTGGAAGAAACCAAAAGTAATAATCATAGACATAGGAAAGTGTAAATATTGTGGTCAAGACATGACCAACCAAGATAGCTTTGTTGCTTTCTATCCCAAAGGTAAAGCTCATTATCAATGTATGCGTAAAGCTGATGATGATAAGACTTATGAAAATGAAGTTAAGAATTAAGTTGTTTAGTAATTTTTTGAACTAACACATACCACTCTTTAGAATATTTTTTATCTTTAGTTTTATTATAAAGATTTGCTAGTTCATCTAATCTTGATGTATCTTTATCTCTAATTGTTAAATCATTGAGCCAATCAAACTTTTTATTTGACTGACCCAATGACATGATTGTTATAATATTTCTTCTTTGTTTAATGTTTCTTCAAGCAAGAAAACATCTTTCATCTTATTACCTAAACTACTCATAGAGTTGGGATTAGGATATAAGTTTTCATTCTTGACCTGATTACCTCTATGTATCTCTGGAAATCTGTCATGGTAAGTTATGCTACTTTCAAATGTTCTTGGATTAAAACCTTCAAAGAAATATGATACTGGTACTTTAAAAAATTCAGATAGTAATAAAAGAATAAAAGCATTTGTTCCATTGCTTCCTTTCTCATACTTTTGAACTTGTTGAAATGTTACACCCAGTACATCAGCAACTTTTGTTTGATTGAGTTTTCTTTCTACTCTTTTGTTTCTTAATTTGATACCAATATGCTTATCAAGTTTTAGTTTATTGGGGTCTTTTTCTTTTGCAGACATAGATAGCCTTCCTTTCTTATCGTTTTTGTTATCGGTTATTTATCTTTCGTAAATAACTTTTGCTTCTTTGTTTTGAGCATTAACAATTCTTCTTACTAATTGTCTGTACTCAACATAATCCTGAAGTGTATGGACACACATTCTGCTATCAATAGAAGCCATGATATTGTTATGGCACTTTTGTAGCTTCCCATACAATCTAGGAAGTTCATTGGTTAGGTTCATTCCTATCCTCCTTTTTAATTATAGAATGCTGAAGGCTTTTATTAGTTATCTCTTTAACAACTGCCTTTTCACTAGCATTCCTTTGATCTGCTGCTTTCTCAACAGAATCAAATTCTTCTTCTAAAGTTGCAGAAAATTCGTAGTAATATATTTTTTTACAACTCATAGTAATTGTTGACTTTTAATTTACTAATTTTAGGTTGTTTAGTCAACATATACTTTCGCATGAAAACATTGTCAGACTTTATCAACTTTAATTTTTCAGCATTCTTTAATAGAATACCTACCCTTTGTTTAGTTAAATTTAATGCCTTACCTATCTCATCTAGCTTGGGGAAACAATCATGTTCATCATAATAAACAGCCATAAAATCAATGATTTCTTTAATTCTAGGACTATAAAATATTTTAGTCATTGTCCTCCTTGCTTCTCATTTTTAATAGCATATCTTTTAATAGGTCGTTGTACCCAGAAATATCCTTATGGGTATCTAGTTTGTATATATCTTTCCCACTACCATCATCAATAGTTCTTGTCAATTTAAGAACAATCATTAGTTGTGGTATGATTGTAATAGGTACTTTAACCTTATATCCATTAACTATTTCTAGTGCTGATTGTAAAAAGTTAGCCATGATGTATGCGTTGTTATCAAAACTTCCATATTCTTTTTGTTTCTTCTCTAACATTTGCTTGACCATTTTTTCGCCAATGTCTATCCATTTTATATTATCGTCTTTTCCCATATTACTCCTTTAATTTTATTTGCAGATACAACCCATCATTGCACCAGTATTATCATTCATCATGTGTAGATTTAAAGTATCTACATAACCAGTTAATTTAATTCTTAATAAATTACACAAGTCCATACAATCAATCTCATTAAATAACTTTATATCTTCAACCATATTACTTGTGATTGGTATAAGATGATAAAGACCATCATTTAATATTATAAGTTCCATAGTTTAAAAGGGGTGGCAGAGCTAACTAACCGATCAAGGGAGCTAAAACAAGAGGCTTGTTTTAACAAAAACTACCACCCCATCTATTACAATTAACCTTGTTTAGGTTTTCTTTCTTGTAATTTATGAACAACTTTGCCATCATCTTTGGTATTAATCCATTCAGTAAGATTGATGGTATCACCTTTTTTTAAATCTTGGCTGACCTTAAATGATCCCCAAAATTTTTCAGGATTTTCATTATCTCTGTTTAGATAACCTTCGCCTTCTTTTAGTTCAAAAGCCATAGTCTAACTCCTTCTTTGTTTGGTTATTTGATTTCTTAATGCGTTAAATGTTTTAAATTGATCTGTCTTTGTGAACGCATCCCAACCCATAGACTGATTTATTCTGGTTTTAAGACTTTCAATATCACTTCTTAAGACCGAAGAATTTTTTTTATCTTTGTTATTTTTTATTTTTTCTAAAGCACCAGCAATATAAATTTTATCTATATTGTCTTTCTTTGGTTCTTGCTTTACTTCTATTTTTTTTACTTGAACATTTTCAAACTTATCATCCACTTCATCATCTGAATAAACAAAACCATGTATGCCAATCAATTTTAATATAGCTCTATCAACTGCTCTTTTCTCTGCCATTGCATAAGGATAACCATTTTTATTATTCTTTGGTGTGGCTTCGCCATAAGTTATAACCTTTGCTTTGCCAAGACTAGCAGTACATTTAATTGCAACCACACCTTCTGCTGAATTTTTCTCAACTTCATCTAAACTATCTATGGAAACACCTTTGTTTTGTCCTGCTATTTCTATGTATCTATGCTTCATACAAGTAGCACCATGTTTTTCCCATAAGCATTCAGATGGATTAAACTTTAATTCATTTAAAATATCTTTTACGATAGGATCAATCTTCATTTTTTTACCTTTCTTATTTTTGGTTTGGGTCTTAATGATTTTAAGACTTTATCTTTAAAAGCTAAATCATCCTTTAATTTAGCCAAAGATTTTTGATATTCTTCATTAGCAATCTTCATAGTTTCATCCCTTTCAAGAAGTTTCTGATCCCTAATTTTTAATTCTTGTTTAAATTTTCTATTCTCTGTTTGTAATTGAGCTAATGTTTGCATTAATTTATCTGACATATCTATCCTTATAGTTTTTCATAAAAGTCCTCCAACCTTTGCATATCTTCTTCTTCATAGTTCTTTAGCATAAAATTAGATTTATAATTTCTAATTTCAGACCAATCCACATCAATTAAACAAGCCAATCTTTTAATGCTACCATTGGCAGCTCTTAATAGTTCTTGTCTTTTTATGTTTATTTGTATGAATTTTCTAAAAAAATATTCCAAACCTTTTGGGGTAAGTTCCCAACAATTATCAGGTGTAAAAATTGTATAATCAGCTTCTGATACATAAATTAAATATGGTTTATATTTATTTTTAAAATGTTTTGAATAGACTGCTGTTTGTATGCAATGAGTAAATTGAGGTTGCTTTATTAATTGTGATTTAGAATACACCCAATCCCCAATTCTATTTATATTACTATCTTTTCTATTAACTTTAAGTGGTGATTTTCTGACACTACCAAACCTATTTTTATGTTCTGTTATTTTATTTTCATTATCATTAACACAATCAATATAACCTTCACTTGCAATATTTAATGTTTGATCCATATACTTATCA